AATCCGTGGACGAAAGAAATTTACGCCTTCCCTGATAAGCAGAACGGCATCGTTCCGGTGGTGGGCGTTGATGGCTGGTCCCGCATCATCAACGAAAACCAGCAGTTTGATGGCATGGACTTTGAGCAGGACAATGAATCCTGCACATGCCGGATTTACCGCAAGGACCGTAATCATCCGATCTGCGTTACCGAGTGGATGGATGAATGCCGCCGCGAACCATTCAAAACCCGCGAAGGCAGAGAAATCACGGGGCCGTGGCAGTCGCATCCCAAACGGATGTTACGTCATAAAGCCATGATTCAGTGTGCCCGTCTCGCCTTCGGATTTGCTGGTATCTATGACAAGGATGAAGCCGAGCGCATTGTCGAAAATACCGCATACACTGCAGAACGTCAGCCGGAACGCGACATCACTCCGGTTAACGATGAAACCATGCAGGAAATTAACACTCTGCTGATCGCCCTGGATAAAACATGGGATGACGACTTATTGCCGCTCTGTTCCCAGATATTTCGCCGCGACATTCGTGCATCGTCAGAACTGACACAGGCCGAAGCAGTAAAAGCTCTTGGATTCCTGAAACAAAAAGCCACTGAACAGAAGGTGGCAGCATGACACCGGACATTATCCTGCAGCGTACTGGGATCGACGTGAGAGCTGTCGAACAGGGAGATGATGCGTGGCACAAATTACGGCTCGGCGTCATCACAGCTTCAGAAATTCACAACGTAATAGCAAAACCCCGATCAGGAAAGAAGTGGCCTGACATGAAAATGTCCTACTTCCACACCCTGCTGGCTGAGGTTTGCACCGGTGTGGCTCCGGAAGTTAACGCTAAGGCTCTGGCCTGGGGAAAACAGTACGAGAACGACGCCAGAACCCTCTTTGAGTTCACTTCCGGCGTGAATGTTACTGAATCCCCGATCATCTATCGCGACGAAAGTATGCGCACCGCCTGCTCTCCCGATGGTTTATGCAGTGACGGCAACGGCCTTGAACTGAAATGCCCGTTTACCTCCCGGGATTTCATGAAGTTCCGGCTCGGTGGTTTCGAGGCCATAAAATCGGCTTACATGGCCCAGGTGCAGTACAGCATGTGGGTGACACGAAAAGATGCCTGGTACTTTGCCAACTATGACCCGCGCATGAAGCGTGAAGGCCTGCATTATGTCGTGATTGAGCGGAATGAAAAGTACATGGCGAGTTTTGACGAGATGGTGCCGGAGTTCATCGAAAAAATGGACGAGGCACTGGCTGAAATTGGTTTTGTATATGGGGAGCAATGGTAATGAAGCATCCTCACGATAATATCCGGGTAGGCACGATCACTTTCGTCTACTCCGTTACAAAGCGAGGCTGGGTATTTCCCGGCCTTTCTGTTATCCGAAATCCACTGAAAGCACAGCGGCTGGCTGAAGAGATAAATAATAAACGAGGGGCTGTATGCACAAAGCATCTCCTGTTGAATTAAGAACGAGTATCGGGATGGCACATAGCCTCGCTCAAATTGGAGTCAGGTTTGTGCCAATACCAGTAGAAACAGACGAAGAATTTCATACGTTAGCCACATCCCTTTCACAAAAGCTGGAAATGATGGCGGCGAAAGCAGAAGCAAACGAGAGAGACCCGGCATGACAACAACAGAATGCATTTTTCTGGCAGCAGGCTTCATATTCTGTGTGCTTATGCTTGCCGACATGGGACTTGTTCAATGACACCTCAGCAGGAAAACGCCCTTCGCAGCATTGCCCGTCAGGCTAATTCTGAAATCAAAAAAGCCAGACAGCAGTTTCCGGATAAAAACGTCGATGACATTTGCCGTAGCGTACTGAAGAAGCACCGCGAAACGGTAACGCTAATGGGATTCACACCGACTCATTTAAGTCTGGCGATCGGCATGTTAAACGGCGTCTTTAAGGAGCGATGAACATGAAAAGCAAAATCATCAGGGAGCTACAGGCTCCTTTTTTATTGTTCGCATTCACCCTCAAGCGTATTAACCAACAATTCAGGGATTAATGGAAGATGGCAGACATCATTGATTCAGCATCAGAAATTGAAGAATTACAGCGCAACACAGCAATAAAAATGCACCGCCTGAACCACCAGGCTATATCTGCCACTCATTGTTGTGAGTGTGGCGATCCCATAGATGAACGAAGACGCCTGGCAGTTCAGGGTTGTCGGACTTGTGCAAGTTGCCAGGAGGATCTGGAGCTTATCAGTAAACAGAGAGGTTCGAAGTGAGCGAAATTAATTATCAGGCACTGCGTGAAAAGGCAGAGAAAGCAACTAAAGGAAGCTACATCGTAGGGCATACATCTGTTAACCAGCACGGCAATTTAACAGGAGTTTTTGTTTGCCAAAAATGGAAAGGAGAACCCGGTGGCGTGATTGCGGAATGTCATGTTAACTGCCTGATTGAATCAGATGCTCAGGCTTATGCAAACGCTGAATTCATAGCAGAGGCTAACCCGGCTACCGTGCTGGCACTGCTGGATGAACAGGAAAGAAACCAGCAATACATCAAACGCCGTGACCAGGAGAACGAGGATATTGCGCTAACAGTAGGGAAGCTGCGTGTTGAGCTTGAAGCAGCAGAGAACAACCTTATTGATAGCGAATGCCATGTTGCTGAACTGGAAGAAGCGCTACGCGATAAGCAGGCGTTACTTGAAGCCTCAGAAAAGCGCAACGCAAAATTACAAAGCGAGAATGCATACATCCGCAACCGGTACAAAGAACTGGACCTGTTAATCGGGAAAAACATTCTGGTCATGCAGGCTGCCATTATCGAATGGCAATCGACTGGCGACGCTAAAAGCGGACTGGCATGGATTTATAACACACTGTTTGGCCCAGGCGAATTGCCGGACGAATCTGAGAAAGATGCTCAGGCCTACTTTAATCGCAAATATGCACCGATTGACGAAAAGCTTATGGCGCTTCACAAGTGGTTTTGGGAACAAAGTGAAGCCGAGCGCGCCGCTGGCATTCGCATCAAAGGAGAGTGAGATGAACGGACAAATCTCAATTGTTCGACCGGGAGCGTGTGACGATTGCGAGATACGAATGATTATTCGTCTGGCGAGGGGGAAAACAATAACTGCTCTCATTACTCCAGAAAATCTCGCATTAGCATTAACCGGAAAGTCAGACCTGCCAGTAGAGCTAAAGCTGCGAAATGTTGAGATTAAGGTGAAATAGCTATGACCACTATTACCAAAGAACGCCTGCTGACAATCCAGCAGTGGCGCGAAACATACGGACCTGGTAGCAACGTTGTACTGCCAGCAGAAGAAGCGGAAGAACTGGCACGAATTGCACTGGCAGCGCTTGAGGCAAAGCCGGTGGCGTGGAAGGTAACCTTCACGCAAATTGACCGTGAATATAACACGTTCACTGGTATGTATTCTGACAAAGCAGAAGTCGAACGGTGGGTGCGGCTGCATAAAGCATGTAATTTTCGGGCAGATATAACACCGCTTTATACCGCCCAGCCAGTGCCGGTAACTCCGGATGCCTGGATAAGCTGTAGTGAGCGAATGCCAGAAATGGGAGAGCGACAATGCTATGTGTTAGCAGCTGACTTTAAAAACAACTACCCACCAAACATCCCCAACACTCAGGTCGGCGTATATGGCGACTGGTTTAATGATGGCAATCCCACTTGGGATGACGGTGATGGCGAAGACCTGTATCTCAAAGAGGTAACCCACTGGATGCCGCTACCAGAACCGCCGCAGGAGGTTAACCGTGGCTAACCTGCAACTTGCCGTCAAAGGTGAATAACAATCCTCGCACTCGCGGAGATTTCTTTTATACGATATAGGGGAAAAGGTGTGGTTAACAATATTGCAAATCACTCTTCGTTTCCGGCTGTAACAATCGACAGCCAGATGCTGTTGAAAATGGTCAATGAAGCTCGCAAGTTATGTGGAGAGCCATCAGTACGTAACAACAAATTCATCGAGAAAATTGAGGATGAATTGGAAGGCGAGACCTACACAAAAAGTGTAGGTCGGAAAAACGGGGCTGACATTGATGTTATCTCCATGACTATCAAGCAGGCGCTTCGTGTTGCTGCTCGCGAATCTAAAGCAGTTCGCCGAACACTTGTAGACAAACTTGAAAGTATGCAGGAAGCGCACATTAAAAGCGGTAAATCAGCGAGTGGACTTGTTGAGTATCGTCAAGCGCGAACACTGAAAATGACGGTTGAAGCTGTTACCAATCTGTTCGATTTGATGCCAAATCTTGCGCCGGAAGCAAAGCAGACTGCTGCGGCAAGCATAATCAACCCGCTCGTTGGTTTTAATGCAATACCTCTTCCGGCAATAGAAGAGCATTACTACTCAGCAGGGGAGGTCGCAGAGCAGCTCAGAGTAACGGCAAACAAGATTGGTCGCATTGCTAACGCAAACAACCTCAAAACTGAGCAGTACGGGAAGTTCTTCCTGGATAAATCTGCGCATTCCAGCAAGCAGGTTGAAACATTTCGGTACAACGAGGCTGGAGTGCACAAAATAGAGGAACTCATCGAAGGAGAGCGAAAGGCTGCATGATTTTGACAAGATAGTTTTCCCCAAATGTGGGGAAAAGCCCGAATGGCGCGGCTTACAGCAAGATAAGGCCTACATGATTTGACAACACCGCATTAACGGGACTATATTCCGCTTCATGGTGCTCAAAACACCTTTGCGATAGCGGAAACCGCCCCGTCAGTTATGCGGATTTTTTTATGTCTACGACATTGAGAATTCAATGGTCGGGCGTGCGGCTAATAAAACACCCGCAAGGGAAATATGCCCGCCGTCTATCGCCGGTTTTGAGCGCCCGACCACCCTCTCAAAAGGGGTGAATTCAAAATATGCGATAGGACATAAAACCATGGCTACTCAAATTTCTGTTGAATCCCTTTCCCCAATTACCTATAACCACATCCCCGTCATCACTACCGAACTACTGGCACGACTTTACGGCACTGAGACCAACAACATTAAAGTGAACTATACGCGCAATGCCGGGCGTTTTGTTTGTGGTAAGCACTACTTTAAACTGGAGGGTGGTGAATTGCGGGAATTTAAGAACAAGGTTACTCACAGTAACTTAGTTGCACCGCGAGCAAAGCACCTCATCCTCTGGACAGAACGAGGCGCAGCCCGCCACGCAAAAATGCTCGAAACCGATCAGGCGTGGGAAGTGTTCGAAAAACTGGAAGACTGCTATTTCAGCCCGGGCAAAGCGGAACAGCACCCGCAGATCCAGCAGCAATTCACAGACGAAGAAATCATCCTCCTTTGCTATATGCAGGTACAGATGGAGAATGCGCAGGACATCTGCAAACGTCTGTACCCGATATTGAAGGAACTGAACTCATCATACACGAGCAAGCTGTATGACATCGCGTTTGAAACTTTTTACACGGTGACGAAAAACAGAGATGTACTGCTAAGGGAGGCGACACGACTTGACCAAGCAAGCGCCCTTTTCGAACGGGCAAAACCAATGCTGAAAAGCCTTCGGGCGAGACAATTCGAATTTTAATCATCAAAGGAGCTTCGGCTCCTTTTTTGTTGGAGAAAATAAACCAATACTCGCTCCCTTGCGAGTAATTGCGGAGACTTTGCGATGTACTTGACACTTCAGGAGTGGAACGCACGCCAGCGACGCCCAAGGAGCCTTGAAACAGTTCGTCGATGGGTACGCGAGTGCAGGATATTCCCTCCTCCGGTTAAGGATGGAAGAGAGTATTTGTTCCACGAATCAGCGGTAAAGGTTGACTTAAATCGACCAGTAACAGGTAGCCTTTTGAAGAGGATCAGAAATGGGAAGAAGGCGAAGTCATGAGCGCCGGGATTTACCCCCTAACCTTTATATAAGAAACAATGGATATTACTGCTACAGGGACCCAAGGACGGGTAAAGAGTTTGGATTAGGCCGAGACAGGCGAATCGCAATCACTGAAGCTATACAGGCCAACATTGAGTTATTTTCAGGACACAAACACAAGCCTCTGACAGCGAGAATCAACAGTGATAATTCTGTTACGTTACATTCATGGCTTGATCGCTACGAAAAAATCCTCGCCAGCAGAGGAATCAAGCAGAAGACACTCATAAATTACATGAGCAAAATTAAAGCAATAAGGAGGGGGCTGCCTGATGCTCCACTTGAAGACATCACCACAAAAGAAATTGCGGCAATGCTCAATGGATACATAGACAAGGGCAAGGCGGCATCAGCCAAGTTAATCAGATCAACACTGAGCGATGCATTCCGAGAGGCAATAGCTGAAGGCCATATAACAACAAACCCGGTCGCTGCCACTCGCGCAGCAAAATCAGAGGTAAGGAGATCAAGACTTACGGCTGACGAATACCTGAAAATTTATCAAGCAGCAGAATCATCACCATGTTGGCTCAGACTTGCAATGGAACTGGCTGTTGTTACCGGGCAACGAGTTGGTGATTTATGCGAAATGAAGTGGTCTGATATCGTAGATGGATATCTTTATGTCGAGCAAAGCAAAACAGGCGTAAAAATTGCCATCCCTACAACATTGCATGTTGATGCTCTCGGGATATCAATGAAGGAAACTCTTGATAAATGCAAAGAGATTCTTGGCGGAGAAACCATAATTGCATCTACTCGTCGTGAACCGCTTTCATCCGGCACAGTATCAAGGTATTTTATGCGCGCACGAAAAGCATCAGGTCTTTCCTTCGAAGGGGATCCACCTACCTTTCACGAGTTGCGCAGTTTGTCTGCAAGACTCTATGAGAAGCAGATAAGCGATAAGTTTGCTCAACATCTTCTCGGGCACAAGTCGGACACCATGGCATCACAGTATCGTGATGACAGAGGCAGGGAGTGGGACAAAATTGAAATCAAATAATGATTTTATTTTGACTAATAATGACCTGTTCGTTGCAACAAATTGATAAGCGATGCTTTTTTATAATGCCAACTTAGTATAAAAAAGCAGGCTTCAACGGATTCATTTTTCTATTTCATAGCCCGGAGCAACCTGTGAACACATTTTCAGTTTCCCGTCTGGCGCTGGCATTGGCTTTTGGCGTGACGCTGACCGCCTGTAGCTCAACCCCGCCCGATCAACGTCCTTCTGATCAAACCGCGCCTGGTACCTCTTCTCGCCCGATTCTGTCGGCAAAAGAAGCGCAGAATTTCGATGCTCAACACTATTTTGCATCCCTGACACCAGGTGCTGCAGCGTGGAATCCTTCCCCGATTACCCTGCCTGCGCAACCTGACTTTGTTGTCGGCCCGGCGGGCACTCAAGGTGTAACGCATACCACGATTCAGGCGGCGGTAGATGCGGCAATTATCAAGCGTACCAACAAGCGCCAGTATATTGCCGTGATGCCTGGTGAGTATCAGGGAACGGTATATGTCCCTGCCGCTCCGGGTGGAATTACTCTGTACGGTACAGGTGAAAAACCGATTGATGTGAAGATTGGGCTTTCCCTTGATGGTGGCATGAGCCCTGCCGACTGGCGTCACGACGTCAACCCGCGCGGCAAATATATGCCAGGTAAACCAGCGTGGTATATGTACGATAGCTGCCAGAGCAAACGCAGCGACAGTATCGGTGTTCTCTGCTCTGCGGTCTTCTGGTCACAAAACAATGGCCTGCAACTGCAAAATCTGACCATCGAAAACACGCTGGGCGATAGCGTAGATGCAGGTAACCATCCGGCGGTGGCACTGCGTACTGATGGTGACCAGGTACAGATTAACAACGTTAACATTCTCGGTCGTCAGAACACCTTCTTTGTCACCAACAGCGGTGTGCAGAACCGTCTGGAAACCAACCGTCAGCCGCGTACGCTGGTGACCAACAGCTACATTGAAGGGGATGTGGATATCGTTTCTGGTCGCGGCGCAGTGGTGTTCGATAACACCGAATTCCGCGTGGTGAACTCACGTACTCAGCAAGAAGCGTATGTGTTTGCACCGGCTACGCTGTCCAACATTTACTACGGTTTCCTCGCCGTAAACAGCCGTTTCAATGCTTTCGGTGATGGTGTGGCGCAACTGGGCCGCTCGCTGGATGTTGATGCCAATACCAACGGTCAGGTGGTGATCCGTGATAGCGCCATCAACGAAGGTTTTAACACGGCTAAACCGTGGGCCGATGCGGTGATCTCTAATCGTCCGTTTGCGGGTAATACCGGCAGCGTAGATGATAACGACGAAATACAGCGCAATCTGAATGACACTAACTACAACCGCATGTGGGAATACAATAACCGCGGCGTGGGTAGTAAAGTGGTTGCAGAGGCGAAGAAGTAA